TCCTGTCGCGGACCACCTCGACCACCGCGCGGGCTGCACTCGTGGCGAACATGCAGCAGGTGGTTGACACGGCAGTGTCCGAAGGGACGCAGGTTGTCGCACAGGCGGCGAAGGCCATCGTGGAGGATTTGATCGAGATCCGGCACGCAGGGCAGCAGTGGACCGAGAAGGTCAGCCCGGCGGGGGACAAGTTCGACGCCCACGAGGACCCGGCCAAGCTGATCAAGACGGCTGTTGACCCGACCCGTCTCCGTTCCACCGCGCAGGATCTGTCGCGCCGCACGCATCAAGCAGTCTGGAGTGCAGCGGAGTTCCATGCTGCCGGGGAAGCCGGTTGGCCCCGGGTCGAGTGGCGGAGCAAGCGGGATGCGAAGGTCCGCTCCTCGCACGCGATCCTCGATGGGCAGTCCACTGCTCTCGGAACCCCGTTCATCACCTACGCCGGGAACGAGATCAGGTTCCCCGGAGACCCGTTGGCACCGATTGAGGAGACAGCGAACTGCCGTTGTTTTCTTCTCGCGCACCACTAAGTGCCCACCACTAGCACATCCATCGGCGTTTCGGCGTGACAGACAACTAAGCAGGGGTGCTACTGTTCTGACATGTCACCCCGCCCCATTAGGACAGACCTGAAGTGGTTCAACCTCGTGGGTATCGCCTTCCTGTTGGTTGCCGCAGGGCTGGCCTACTGGTTCCCACTGCAGGCCATCGTCGCCGCCGTGATAGGGACCGGGCTCATCGCATTGGGGGCACAGGAAAAGTGAATGAATCCGGGGATGAAAGCATGGATCGGCCCAAGCCGGTTGGGTGTTCTTCCATCTCCGGAAAACACTCAGCCATGCAAGTCACCACGCTGAACCGGATCGCCGTGATTGCGTGGGTGAAGCGCAAGGGGGGTCTCGCCCGGATCTCCCGCGACGGGGTCGGGGTATGGAAGTGCGGCTCCCGCCTCCGCAATGCCTACATCGGGGATTGGATCGTGTACCTCGATGCTGAGTTCGTCGTGATCCCCGATCCCTCCTTCAGCCAGTCGTTCCGCCTCATCGACGGTCCTGCCCCGCGCATGCGGCGGAAGGTCAGTGCGTGATCCTCGAAGCGGCGACCATCATTGCTGCCACTGCTCGACTGTCCGCGCTGATCGCGCAGGACGAAATCACTGAGCCCATCCGCCAGAAGGTGGACCAGTGGGCTCTGGATGCCCCCTACGGCTCCCCGCGTGAGCGCGTGGCATACCTACTGTCCTGCTCCCGTTGCTCCTCGATCTGGGCGGCAGGCATCGTCATGGCCCTCTGGTCCTCCGGGAACGCAGGACGCGCTCTGGTACGGCTGTTGGCCGTGTCCCAGAGCGCGTTGATCGTGCTGGACGCGCAGAAGCGCCTAGCTCTCTGAACGGCAGGCGTTCGCGTAGGTCGGGTAGCCGCTGGCCGTGATCTTGGCGGTCTGATCCCCGATCTTGTCAGCCTGCCTGCTGAGTTCATCGGAGTCGAAGTTGGCGGCTGCCGTGAAGGCGTCCGAAACGATGGACATGGTCTCCCCGAAGATCGCGATGATCTCATCGGCCTCGTCCAGTGCCCGCAGGCAGGACTGGGGCACTCCCGAGGACTCTCCCGCTGTGGTCACGGTGACTGCGGGAGCCGGTGCCGAAAGCTCGGCTGCTGCACTGCCGCCCTTCCCGGCGCCGTACCCGACACCGATGAGCAGGAAGACGGCCAGAGTGAGGACCACGGTCTTCAGGAATCCACCGCGCTTCTTCTTGGGCGGTTCGGGAGCGTACGAGGGTGTGGGCTGCATCGGGTAGGGACTGGTCATGGGTAGGTCTCCGTTTCTGTGTGTATCTCTTCCACGCAGAAGCTAACACACAGAGACACTTGCATGCAAGCACACAAAATAGATAGGCTGCGCCACAGTTCAATCAGGCCCACGACCCGTAGGATTCAGCACATGGCAAAGAGAACAGCACCGAGCGTGACTGCGCCCCCCGTTGAGCCTTCCCTCGCGCCGGAGGGCGTAGTCACTTCCGGGATCGACCTCGGGCCGAACGGCCTGCTGGAGGCCGGGAGCACGGCAGAGATCGTGGCGGACATGTTCCCCGCACGGATCTCCCCCAAGCCCGCCGCACTCCCGAACGTCACCAAGATGCGGGTCGTGATCACGGACCAGACGCTGACCATTGCATGGCCCGGAGGGTTCCAGAACGGCATCCCGGTGGTGCACCGCTACGACGTGCGGATCAACGACGCCGACAACGCGAGCTTCCGGGGCGGGGAGGTCGTCACTGTGGAGGGCGACACTTTCGTCATCGAGCGGGGCAACGGCTGCGCCTGTGGTGCGGCAGGCCTGAAGACGTGGCACCCGTTCCCGCAGGTCAACCTGACGCAGCGGGCCAAGACGGTCGTGTCAACCGGACCACAAACCGTTGGAGCAGTGCGCTACTCGCGCGGCTGATCCACCTACTACGCCGATAGGATTCCTGACATGGGCGTTTTCCGTCGTGAGCAGAAGACCGAAGCATCTCCTTACGGCGTGCAGCGGGCGCTGACCGCATCCGCGAAGAAGCTGGGCAAGAAGCAGATCACACAGTTGGCCACCGGAACGATCCCGTTCCGTGAGTGGCAGCGTGAGGCGTGGGTCGGGTACGACGCGGTAGGCGAGATCCACTACGGGTTCTCCGTCGTGGGCAACACACTGAGCCGCATCCGGGTCTACGCCGCCGCGATCACCACCACCGATGAGGTTCCCGTCCCCCTCGATGAGGACGACGGAAAGAACGTGAACTCGGAAGTCGCGCGCATGGCGAGCGAACTGATGTACTCGTTCACCTCCACGGACTTCGCCTCGATGATGCGCGCCTTCGCCCTGAACATGTCGGTCCCCGGAGAGTGCTACCTCATCGACATCGGCAAGGAGAGCCCGAAGTGGGCGATCAAGTCCGTGGACGAGGTCAAGATCGAAGCCGACAAGATCTCTCTGGTGCCCCGCGCAGATCTGGCCTCCACCACCTCCCCCGACCGCATCCTCGCGAAGAAGACCGGGCAGGTCTGGGACAAGGATCTGGCCATCGGTCGGATCTGGCGCCAGCACCCGCGCTACTCCGAAGAGCCCGACTCCTCGATGAAGGCCATCGCTGACCCGATTGAGGAGCTTCTCCTGCTCGGTCGGCTGGTGCGCTCCACCACGCGCGCCCGGCTGAACAACGGCATCGTGTTCATCCCCGAGGGCGTTACCACGGCAAGCTCCGTGGAAGGGCAGGCCGGGACCTTCCCGGACGAGGACGGCGCCCCCACCGCTGAGGCTGCTTCCTCGGATCAGGGCAACTCGCTGCTGGCCGAACTGATCGACTCGGCCATGACCCCCATTGAGGACGAGTCGGCCCCGTCGTCGGTCGTCCCCCTGATGCTCACCGGCCCGGGTGAGGCGGGACAGCAGATCCGCCACATCACCTTCGAGCGGTCCTCGGACCAGTGGCTGGCGGATCGCGCGGAACGGGCTCTGGAGCGCATCCTGCAGGGCATCGACATCCCCAAGGAGATCGTCACCGGACTCCAGAACGTCAAGTATTCCAACGCGATTGCGATCACCGAGGACTTCTGGAAGTCCAACATCGAGCCGCTGGCCATCGTCTTCGCGGACGCTGTCACCGAGATCTTCCTGAGGCCCTCTCTGGTGGCCATGGGCGTGGACCCTGAGGATGCTGCCCGCGTCACGGTCTGGTACGACCCGAGCGAGATCGTCACCCGCCCGAACCACGCCGACGACGCCACCCTCGGTTACGACCGCTCGATGCTGTCTGCAGATGCGTGGCGCCGCGAGCACGGGTTCTCCACCCTCGACAAGCCGGACGAGGCCGAACTGGCCATGCAGTTGTTGATGAGCAAGCTGCCCTCGCTGCCCGAGGACGTTGCCGCCACGCTGCTGCAGATCGCCCTCCCGAAGCTGTTGGGTAAGCAGCGGGACGACAACCTCGCCGCACAGGCCATCCCCTTCCCCGACGCCGCAACCAACATCCTGAGCGGGAACCAGCCCGCCGCTGCCCCGCCTGCAGCACCTGCATCAGACCTGAACCCGAACGGGGACACCAACCTCCCCGCCGCACCTGCAGCAACGGAGACCGCAGCATGACCGATGATGGCGTTGACAACTCCTGTGTGATCGTTGCAATCCCCGGCCCGAACTCGGCGCCGGTACAGGAGGACGGACAGCACATCACCCTGTGCTACCTCGGTGAGCCCGCGCTCGATCAGGCGGAAGCTGAGGAGTACGCCAACACGCTGCAGTCCCTGTGGGACGAGATGGGTGGTGCCTTCTCGGTTGACACGCTTGGCACCGGGTTCCTCGGTGACGATGAGGATGCCCACGTCCTGCTGCTCGACAAGCCGAAGCTCACCGAACTTCGCGACATGATCATGGCGCTGCCCGGCATCGAGCAGCACATGGCCAAGACAGAGCAGTACCCGGACTACACCCCACACATGACGTTGGGGTACAAGAGCGACGGCTACACCCCCGGTCTCGTGAGCATCCCGAGGATCGACATCGTCGGTCTGGGGATCTGGAACGGCCTCGTGCAGGACAACACGACCAACGCGCCGATGATGGCCTCCGCCGGGGAGTGGATCGACAAGCTCCACCCGCGCGGCAAGGACGGCAAGTTCATCCGCAAGTTTGGGATCGTCAAGTTCCTGAGTGGACTGAACGGGAACTGGGAGTACGGCAAGGTCGTCGGCATGTCCAACCCGGACAGTGGCCTGAAGATCACCGTGCGCCCCTCCGACCTGTCCGGCACCCCCACCGGCAAGCCCGACATCGACCTGCCGAACTC